GCACCTGGGGTCAGGGTCCTTGGAGCGAACCCATACCTGTAGAAATATCTGGTTTAGCTGGAACTTCAGCATTAGGCACTATAACTGTAGATGCAGAGGCAAATGTTTCTGTAACTGGTCAAAGTGCAACTTCTGCTGTAGCAGGAGTAGGAGTAAATGCACAAGCGGTTGCTACTTTGCCAAGTTTGCTTGGGACTGTCGGTTCGGTATCTGTAACTACAGACGCAGAAGCTAACGTAACTCCAAACGGTCAATCAGCTTCTAGCTCCCTTGGAACAGCTTCACTTTCAACCAATAACAATATTTCAATAAGCGGTTACAGTTTAACGTCTGAATTAGGCACAGTTGTTACAATAGGAAAAGCTAATGTAACTCCTTCCTCTGTATCAGCTAATGGTGAAGTGGGTATTGTTCTAGTTTGGTCAGAAATAGATGATAGTCAGACTTCTAACTTTAGTGCTATCTCAGATACACAAACACCTGGATGGTCTGAAATAGATGATTCAGAAACGCCCTCTTGGGAAGAAGTAGCTTAAACATGATAATTTAATTATAATTTAGTAGAGGTTAATAATGGCTAGTTCATACGATAATGATTTACGTTTGGAGGAAATGGGTACTGGAGAACAAATTGGTTCTTGGGGTACTACTACAAACACTAATCTAAGCCTTATAGCAGAAGCTTTTTCTTATCAAACAGAAGCTACTTTTGGCTCAGATGCAGATGTTACAACAACTATAGCTGACGGAGCTACAGATAAAGTTAGAGCTTTTTATTTAAAAGTAACTTCAAGTGCAACTTTATCAGCTACAAGAACTTTAACTATTGCGCCTAATACGTTATCGAAAGTAATTTTTATAGAAAATGCTACATCAGGCGGTCAATCCGTATCAGTTTCACAGGGATCAGGCGCAAGTGTAACTATAACTAACGGTAAAACCAAAGGGTGTATTTTAGATGGCGGTGGTTCTGGGGCCGTAGTTTACGATGTTTTTGAAAAAATAGATTTAGGATCTAGTGCAACTTTAAATGGTGATGCTTTTGTTACTCCTTCTACCACAAACACATTTACAAATAAAACTATTGATGCAGATGGCACGGGTAACAGTATTACTAACATCGAAGATGCAAATATAAAATCTAGTGCTGCAATAGATTCTACAAAAATAGCAAATGGAACTATTAGTAATACAGAGTTTCAATATCTCAATGGAGTTACTTCAGCAATACAAACTCAACTAGACGCAAAAACAACTTTAGCAGCTGTATATCCTGTAGGATCTATTTATATTAATGCGACAAGCAGCACTAATCCAGCAACCTTGTTAGGATTTGGAACTTGGTCTGCTTATGGTGAAGGCAGAGTATTGGTTGGTTCAGGAGGATCTTTAAGTGGCACTGGCGGAGCAACAACAGCATCCACAACTTTGCCAAATCATACACACCAATGGTTTGATGGAACTAGATCGTCTGGTTCTACCATTGACTTTTTTACAGCAGACCCAGCAGGTAGTTTTAATTCTGCTGGAAGCGCAGTTAACTTTTCTGGAGATCCTGATCAAGGAGATTACTACACAGCAAATCCTTACAGCAACCCCAGCATTACAGTAAGCACTTTGCAACCTTATGTAACCGTATATATGTGGAGAAGAACAGCTTAAAGGTTTATATGGAAATTATTTTTTGGATATTATTGGTTTTAATTATTGGTAAATTTTTATTAAAAGCTTTTGCCCCTTATACTAACAAAGCTCTCGAAGAAAAAATTAAAGAGTATTGGAATAATTTAAGGAGTTATTTTTAATGGCAAGATCAACTGTAAACGAAGTTGACAAAAGACTTTCAGCACATGAAGCTGCTTGTGAACAGCGTTGGCGAGAAAATTGGAGAAGATTAGAAAATATTGAGAACGGTATAACTTCTCTAAATAAATTAATTAGAAATAGTTTGATTTTTTCTCTTACTATATTTTTGGGAATAACTGGATTTTTAACAAAAGTTATCTTTTTTTAAATGCAAGAACTTATCAATTTATTGAAGCTACATGAAGGCTTTGTAAGCCATTGTTATGATTGTAGTGAAGGTTACAAAACTATTGGTTTTGGTAGGCTTATTGATAAAAAATTAGGTGGAGGTATAACAGAAGAAGAAGCAGAATATCTACTTAAAAATGATGTAGATAAATCTGTAATTGTTTTACAAAATAAATTAAATTTTTTTTCAGATCTATCAGAAGTAAGAAAAACTGTTTTAATTGATATGTATTTTAATATGGGGAACAGATTGTTTAAATTTGAAAAGACACTTGAGCATATTAAAAACAAAAATTTTACTAAAGCCTCAGAAGAAATGTTAAACAGTAGATGGGCTGGCCAAGTTGGTCAAAGAGCTGTTAGGCTTTCTAAGATGATGGAGTCTGATGAATATCCTTTTTAAATATGACTCGCCAAACAGAACGTATTGGAAGATCTGGCGAATACGCTGTAGCTAGTTTTTTAAGTTTAGAAAGCGATACAGTACACGTTTTACCACATGGCAGTCATGCTGACATAATATTTGAAATAGATGACATGATGTACAAATGTCAGGTAAAAACTTCCGCAATAAGAAAAATGTGTCATAAAACGCACAAAAGGGTTAATTGGTGTTTTGACATGCGTAGAGGAGCTAACACTAAAATTAGAGACTATAAAAAAGGAATGGTTGACCTTTATGCTTTTTATTGTTTGGAATACAATACGATAATATTTAAAATTTTTAAGGATGGCAAAAGAACAAAAATAACTTTCAAAGACTCTTTAATGAAAAATGTAAATGCAAAAGAAAGTTTATATGATGCTCTTAGCAAAATAAATAATGGCTTTAATTAAATATAAATTCAAACCTGGTATAGATAGAGAGGGTACTTCTTATTCTAATGAAGGAGGCTGGTTCGATTGTAACTTAGTAAGATTTAGGATGGGTTTACCTGAAAAATTTGGAGGTTGGGCAAAACTTTTAACAGCTACGTTTAAAGGAACTGCAAGATCTATATTTAATTGGATTTCTTTAGATGGTAGTAAATATTTAGGTATAGGTACACATTTAAAATTTTATATTCAATCAGGTAACACCTTTGACGATATAACGCCTATAAGAAGAACCGTATCAGGATCTATTACTTTTACCAAAGTAGCAGATGGTTCAAGTTCTATTAAAGTTACAGATAATAATCATGGCGCTAATCCTAATGATTTTGTAACCTTTAGTGGAGCTAGTACTTTAGGTGGGGCAATAACTGCTACAGTTTTAAATCAAGAGTACCAAATACAGTCTATATCTACTACAAACGGTAATGAGTATTTTATAAATGCAGTCGATACTAGCGGTAATGCAGTAACAGCAACTTCTAGCGATAATACAAGCGGTAGTGCAAATGGCGTATATCAAATAGTAACTGGTCTTGATGTATTTGTAGATGGTACTGGTTGGGGTTCAGGTGCTTGGAGTGCAGGGGGGTGGGGATCTTCTAGTCCGCTATCTTCTGCAAATCAACTAAGAATATGGTCGCAAGATAACTATGGTGAAGATTTAGTAATGGCTGTTAGAGGGGGTGGCATATTTAGATGGGACGAATCATCAGGTACAGGCACAAGAGCTCAAGAATTAAGCTCAATAACTGGAGCTAATTTAGTTCCTACTAAAGCCATACAAGTTTTAACTTCTGAGACTAATAGGCATTTAATTGTATTAGGCGCAGATCCAATTTCAGCTGGTGCAAGAACTGGCTCTTTAGATCCTATGTTAGTTGCTTTTTCTTCTTCTGAAGATTTATTAGATTTTGAGCCAAGAAGCACTAATACAGCTGGTAGTGTAAGACTTTCATCAGGTTCACAAATAGTTGGTGGTATTAAATCAAGACAAGAAATTGTAATTTTTACAGACACTTCTATTTACAGTATGACAAATATTGGGCCGCCTTTGGTTTTTGCTATTAACCTTATTGATGAAGCTACAGGACTTATAGGCCCTAATGCTTGTATTAATGGGCCAGAGGGAGTTTATTTTATGGGTAAAGATGCTTTTTACGTCTATAAAGGATCCGTTAGCGAACTACCTTGTACAGTCAAAAATTATGTATTTTCTGATTTCAACACTTCACAAAGATTAAAAACTTTTGCTTTTACAAATAAAAAACATTCTGAAATAGGTTGGTTTTATCCATCTAGCTCATCTCAAGAGATTGATAGATATGTAATTTATAATTATCAAGAAGGAGTTTGGTATTACGGACAATTAACAAGAACTGCTTGGTTAG